AGTTAATGCGTTGCTCTTTAACATATCTAAGATTTCTAAATCAATCTCTAAAGAGATATAATCAGATAACATAGAAGTTAATTCAGCTTCTGCATCAATTGAGTGGTAAGCGTTAAGGTCTTGCGCTAATTCAGGAGTCCATACTGCTTTCAACTTACGAGTCTTAGCAACGATAGCCTCTGATTTTAATTCAAGATCGATTTCAGGAATATCCAATGCAGTAGTTGTGTTACCAGCGCTATTTGCAGTTTGGTCTTCGAAATCACCTCTATCTGAAGCAACTGGTTGCTCAGAGTAAAGGATATTAGTTGCACCAGGTGCAGCACTTACTCCTTGGTATAAAGATACAGCAGAAGATGCTGATACGAATAATACCACGTTATTACCAGATACATAGTTGTACTGAGGGAATTGGTTAGCGATTTTTGTGCTTTGTGCAGCAAATGCTCTAACAGCTTCAGTATCAGCTACAGAAGAAATGTTAGATTTAGCGATAGTTAATTTAATAACTTGGTTAGCTGCTGCAGATGCTGAAACAGCTGCATCAAAACCTAATTCAGCCCATGTTGCAGATGCTGAAGTAATTAAACCATTACCAACAGATACAGATGCATCATTTACTGAATAGCCATAACGTCCTTCACCATAAAGACCGTTTGTAGCTGTGTTAGTTCTACCGAAGTTAGAAGCTGAACCAGTTACGTTAGTACCACCGAAAAGTGATTTACCACCGAACTGTCCTTCAGCACCTTGTGCAGAACCATATTTGAAGTCTAAGAAGAATACAAGACCAGAAGGTAAGTTCATTGGTTGAACACTAACGAATTCTTTCGCAGCGATTTCACCAAAGATTCTTCTTACTAATGGTAATGCAACACCAGACCATTCTTCAGAACCTGCTGAAGTACCAGTTTGAGTAGCCTCGTCTAATAATTGCTTAGCTTGGTTCTCTAACAACACTGCCATAGAGTGTTGCTCTCTTTCTTTTAAACCTTCAAGAAGACCAGTCTTCTCCCACTTGTTTTTCAATTGACGTGTTTCAGCCAACATTACTGCTTGTGGGTTCTTGCCTTCCATAAGTTTTCCTAAATCAAAATTTGCCATTTTTTATTATTTTTTTATGGATTGTTATTTTACGATACCAGCTAATTGCTTAAAGCGGTTAGCTAATTCGTTTGAGCTTTCAGCGATGATTTCTTTTGCTGGAGCTGTTGTAGCTTGTGGCTTAGAAGCGAATCCTTCAGTCATCGTTTTCTTAGCTGCTACTTTTCTTTCAGTACCAGTAAACTTCATGCTTTCTGCTAAAGTTGCGTAAACCAATTTAACTTCTCTTACAGAAGTAGTTCTGTCTAAATTCTCAACAACCTTAACTTTTTGTTCGTTTGTTAAGTTATAAGAACGGAACAATTTGTTTGCGAAAAGTAATTTTGCGTTTAACAAATTTACTTCGTTGATAGTTGATTTCAAAGATTTGATTGCTGCATAAGCTTCTTTAAGTTCCTCAGCCATTTTCTCTTTTTCTTCGTCATGTGCTGGTTCTTCTGCTTCTTCAACTTTTTCTTCGTCATCACCATATCCCATTTCACGTAAGATTTCATCTAAGTCGATTTCTTCTTCATCGTGAGCTGGTTCTTCAGTTGGAACTTCTTCAGCTTCAACTGCAGGTTCAGCTTCAGGTTCAACAGCTACTGGAGCTTCTTCACCTTCTACTGCTGGCTCTTCAGCCGGCATTTCTTCTTCGCCTTCTTCTTCAGCGATTTGTGCTTCCAATTCTCTGATGATAGATTCTAAATCTAATTCATCTTCATCTTCAGCATCCATGCCATCCATTTCCGGAGCCATGTCTTCACCTTCGTGAACTTCTTCTTCGCCTTTTTCTTCTTCGCCTTCTTCTTCGTTAAGGTCTTTTACCTTATCGTAGTCTTCAACTTCAGAACCAGGCTCTCCTGATTGCTTAGCAATACCGCTAAGGTCAGTGTCAGCATCGTTAGCTTTGTCTGCAGGCATTTTGTTATCACCAGTACCAATACCGCTAGTAGTATCATTATTCTCTTCAACTTTTTCTTCTTCATCACCTTCCATTTCAGCTTGAAGCTTCTTAGAAAGGATAGATTGTAGTCTTGGAGTAAATGCTTCTTCTAGAGCGATTTTAGCATTAGCAATAGCAGTTTCACGTACAGCTTTAGCATCAGCGATAGCTTCTTTCAACAATTTTGAACTTGCCATTTTTTTCCTTATTTGTAGGATTTGTTAAGCTATTGTAATATTGAGCTTAAATAGAATTTGTTAATTGGCGTTTCGGTCACTTCTCATAAAGGAGAGTATTCATTTACCAATAAAAAACACATATAGAAATGTGTTATTGTAAGAATAAATATATAAAAATTAATGAAAACGTTATTTTCTAAAAAAATCTTTAGAAATTATTTACAACCGCAACCTTCTTGTAATTCAGCATCAACGTATATGTTACTAACAACATAATCCATTTCAGCTTCTAATTTTTCTTTTGCTGCGCCTAATTTTTTAAGATTAGCAATGTATTGTTTTGCTTTATCAGTACCTTTTACTGATTTGTATTTTTCTAATTCGGATGCAATTGCTACAATTACTTTTGTAAAATCTTTTTGTATAGCACCAACGCTTCTTGCTTCATTTACTACTCCTTCTGGAACACAATTTGGAACTTCTTTACCACCTTTGTTTTTCATTCCAACTTGCTTATATCCTTTCCAACAAGGGCCTGCTTCGTTTACACCTTCTCTATGTGGTGCTTTAATTGAGTGGTCTTTTCTTATATCAGAAAGTCTTTGAAGTATTCCTTTTAAAGTAGTTTGATACTTCATTTTTTGTTCTGAATTTTTTGTAGATGAAATTTTATCTCTAAGTTTTTTAACTCTATCGTTATATCTTTGTATTTTTTCACCTTTTGTTTGTGCAGGTGCTTCGTTTACTTCTTCATTTGAATCACCATATTCGTGATAATTAGAAGCCGCTTGAGAAATATAGTTTTCAGAATTTGTAATATGGTCTTGAATCCAAGCAGGAATTTGCTTTTCTTCTTCACCCATTTTTTGTTTTAATTCAGTTGCATGTTTGATAATAGAATCTAACTGATTTTGTGCCATAGAAACTTCATGGTCTTCTGACTCTTCCCCTTCATTTACAGGTTTGAATGCAGATGCAAATGGATTAGAATAAACCTTTCCATATTCAAATTTCTTACCACCCATAGTGAAAGAACCATTTCCAGCTAAATCAGTTAAACGAATCATATTAGTATTTCTTTTTCATTGCAAGTCTTTCTCTCATTACATCAGTTGGGATGTCAGAGATTTCATAGTAACGATTTAGGATGTGACCCATATCTTCATATAAAGCATGTAATCTTTCATCCATTGCTTTTGCTTCAACAGAGAATTTATCAAATTGCTTACCCAACTTATCCAATTCACTCATATTTCTTTTTACAGTCTGAGCATCGAACCAATCATTAGCTTCTCTCAAAGATAATTCTTTTGCAGCTTCAACAATTGCACCCAATGTTTCTGAAACTTCAGTCATATCTGAATTGCGTTTCATTTGGTCTTGGAAAGTATTGTAAGTAGATATAATTTCTAAGAAGTGCTTTTTAACTTCTAAAGATAATTTTCTATCAGGTTGTTCTAAATTCTCTTTAATAGAAAATTTACCATCCTTAATTTTTACCTCACTAAGTGCGGTTTTACGGATGTCATTGTATCCTTTAGCTACTTTAGTTACACCTTTAGGTTGCTCCACATTCAACTTAAATTTGTTGTTGTGAACGTAGTTGTATATATCAAAATTCTTGCTCATCTTATGCTATTTCAGTTATTATTTCTCTCATTAGGTCTTGTGCTTTGCAGTATTCACCACAAACATCAGTACCAATATTTTTTAATGGATTTACCGATTCGTTCATTGGGACCATAAATGCACCATGTGTAGATGGATTAGAAACAAAATCCCATCCAATCAATTCAAAATCTTCTTGAACTTCTACTTTGTTTCCTTGCATTGGTCTAGTTGAACCCATACCTCTTGAAGAAATACCTAAAAGAATACCAGCTTTTAATAATTCTTTTAAGATATTACCAGATGGTGTACCAAGTATTTCAACTGTACCACAAAGGTCATCACCTTCCCACCAAATTTCTTTAATATTGTGTGATACGTTCTTTAAATTAATTACAGTAGAATCTGGATGGTCTAATTCACCCAACGCTCTACGTTCTTTAATAAATGTTAAATATTTTTTAGCTTCTCTTTCTAAGATTGGTTTTGGATATACTCTACCATTTTGGTTTTCCGCACCAGCTCTTTGTAGAACGCCTTTAACTAAGACTCTACCACCATCATCTTCCTTAAGCTTTCCCTCAAATAATTGGGTTTCTATTAAAAGCGATTTCATAATTATTTCTTTTCTCCTTTACCGTTCCAAGCGGAATCGATTTTATTAAAAAATGCTTTTTTCTCATCATCGGACATTGCGTTGATAGATTTACCAGCTTTTTCTAATGCTTTTTTGAAGAACGCTTGATATTCTGCTTCTTCAACCATTACTTCTTTCACAAGTTCTTTCAATCTTGCTTTTGTTATTGTTTCTTTGTGCATAGGTAATCCTTTGTGTTTTGTAGATGCAAAATCTTTAGCATCTGATTTTTTCATCGAATCTGCTGCTTTTTCAACTTCTTTAGATGGTGCTTCCATATCACCTTTTTGAGTTGCATGGACCATACCCATAAATCTTTGTTGTGCTTTTGATACTGCTGGCATATTACAATGTTCTTAGTTTTTCAGTTATTCCCATTAACCTTTCTCTGATTTTGTATAAAGATGCATTTGTTCTTTTCCAGTAATCTTCTTTCTTAAGTCCGTTTTCGTTCTTAATTTTAGAATACCAATTAACAAACTTCTCTATTTCAGAAAGTTGTTTGTGTATATTAGAAACTCCTCTACCAACTTTTGCTTTTGGTGAAGATTCTTCTCTTTTTAATT